ATCCGAGAGCTACTCGACTGCGGGGCTAGTGAGGTCGGATTCAGAATTTTGGACAGCCAATATTTCGGAGTGGCCCAAAGACGGAAGCGCGTGTTCATTGTCTCAGATTTTGGAGGCGAATCCGTTGACGAAATACTCGCTATCACCGAAAGCCTGCCAGGGCATCCTCCGCCGAGCCGAGAAGCGGGGAAAGTTACTGCCGGAGATGCTACAAAAGGCGTTGGAGAGGGTGGCCACAGTAACTTGATAGATTTTGACCGGCATCCTGAGAAATATGAAACTACAGAAAGTAGCTACAAGCCAGGCTCTGCCGGTCACTACATTAAGGAAGGTCCATGCTACGAAAACCATCCTGGTGATAGTCGCATAACTGATGCTGGTGAAACTTGCCCAACGATTACCAAGAGATGCGGGACAGGGGGAGGAAATTTACCACTAATTCGTCAAGAGGGAGAGGCAATCGCATTTGATTGTGATAAATCAGCAAATGAAGGTTCAACACTTGGACATGATGTAAACATAAATCCTTGTTTGAGGAGCGGGACGGGTAAGCCGAATGCCGTTGTCTCATGGAACGGAGACATAACCCCCAAGGCTTCCGAGGATGTATCGGTAACTCTGCGTAGCCAGCAAGGCGGGGAAGGTGTGGGGGTGGCTCATGTAGCTCCTACGCTTAGTGCCTCTAACAACCCATCGAGATCCCCTCAGTCCAGCGAAGTTACAGCACAAGTAAAAGCTGTACATGATGCTACTTTAACAGTCCGCCGACTCACTCCAATCGAATGTGAACGCCTACAGGGATTCCCCGATAATTGGACATCGGAAAAGATGGAACTGATCCTTGAGGGGAACGAGTGGAAGGCTACCGGCAAGGTGGTCAAACAGGCAGATGGACCGAGGTATAAGCAGATGGGTAACGCAATTACTGTCAATGTTGGAGCGTGGATAGGGAAACAGATTGGAAAGGTACTAAACAAATGACTTTTTACACTTTAACACGGAAACACGATTCAATCCGTAATCATAGACCTGGTACTAGGTGGACTGATTATTGCCCAAAAAGGCCCGATGAACACGAGACTGAATGTAGGGGTGAAGATGTGTTAAATAAGACAGGAGGCTTGAAGTGGGATTCAAGCATAATCACAAACCCACCGGCTAATCACCGGGAATGTGCCACGAGCAAGGATTCTATGGCTGTTAGCGAAAGCCTCGAATACAAGACTTGCAATGCTATCGGTGGGCAACTCCTGTCTGACTTTTTTGGAGGAAATAAATAAATGAAAACACATTATAAAATGGGCAGAGGATTACCTCGGGGAGAGAAGGTAGTTGTAAAAGTTGGAAGCCGCCAAGCGGATGTAATACTCGATACCGACAAAATGAATTGGCGGGTCAAGCTCGATACTCCCGACCTTCCCGAACTGGAATATCCGACTTTGCAGAATGCGGTCATGTCAGCGGAAACAATTTTAAAGGAGGATCGGAATTGATCGCTTTGGATGTTGAGACCATTTGGTCCAAGCAGTACAGCGTGGCCACGATGGGATTGGACAGATTTGCCAAGCACCCAGACTTCAGGGTAACCATAGTTTCTCTGGTAGCCGATGACGGATTTGAATGGGTTGGCGATCCCCGTGACTTACCGGTTGATATTCTAAACGGCCAATCGATCTGCGCACATAATGCCGAGTTTGATTCGGTATGCTGTCGGATGGCAATGGCGAGGGGGCAGATGCCACAGTTTACTCCGAAGGAATGGATTTGTACTGCTGATATGGCAAGCTGGCATCAGTTGCCGAGGTCATTGGCGGGATGTTATAAGGAATTATTTGGCGAGGAGTTAAATAAGGATGCCCGCAATGAGATGAGCGGGTTAAGGCCCGAGGAGATCCTCGGAAATGAATCGTTCAAAGAGTATGCACTGATGGACAGCCGAGCGTGTATTCGGATATATAATGAACTGAAAATATCCTTCCCCGAGAAAGAATTTCTATTGTCCGCATTTACCCGAAGGACTGCAAGCCGAGGCATGGCGATCGATCAGCCACTATGTCAGGAATATATAAATAAGACTGAGGCAATAATGAAGGAGGTCGAAACCTTTCTGCCTTGGGTGGGCCCAGGTGGAGGTGAACCCACTTCGACTGTTGCAATGGCCGCCTATTTAAAAATGCAGAATGTTGAACCTCCGAAGTCTACTCAGGAGGGTGATTCGGAACTGCTTCTTTGGAAGGCTAGAAATTCCCAGTACGCTCCAATCTTGGAAGCGATGACAAGGTGGAGGAAAGCGAATAAAGCTAGGCAGACTTATATATCTATGATCTTACGAGTCCGTCCCGATCATCGAGTATCCACCCGATTAAAATACTGCGGTGCGCCTCACACAGGTCGATGGAGTGGAGCGGGTGGATTAAACTTCCAAGGCATCCCTCGGGACGAGGTTGAGGGTACATCGGCCAAGAAATGTCTGACACCTGGTGAGGGTAGGGTGATGGTTTCTGCGGATCTTTCGCAAATAGAACCGCGCGTTTTAGCGTACTTGTGTGGGGACTTCGATTTCCTTGGGCTAGTCAGAGGTGGGATCGACTTATACGAGGCACATGGCCGAGCGACTGGACTCTATAACGAGGATGAGCCAATGAAGGATTTAGCCCCCGAACTTCGACACTTATGTAAGGCTCGTGTGTTGGGTTTGGGCTACGGCTGTGGTCCGAAGAAGTTCGGTCAAGTGGCACAAGCCCTTACCGGTGGAAAGTTAAATATGACCGATTCTGAGTCCCGTAAACAGGTCAAAGATTTCCGCAATCAGAATCCTAAGATTGTCGAACTATGGAAGAAATGTGAGGACCACATTCGAGAAGAGGCAATGCATACTCCCGAATGTGCAGTGATGACTTGTAAATCGGGGAAGCCGATCCGCTATTTCGATGTGAAGGATGATGGCAAGGAACTGACTGGGCAGAAGGTACGAGGGCAAGGGCGGATGAAGCTGTATGGCGGACTTCTCACCGAAAACTTAGTCCAGTCAACCGCTCGGGAAATCATGGCGGATTCCCTTCTGAAGATTGAGGCCGCCGGTCTGCCGGTTGTGCTTCATGTGCATGATTCGGTCACAGTCGAAGTGGCTGAGAATGAGGGGCAACAGGCACTCGATTTAATGATTCAACTACTAACCGAAGAACCTCTTTATATGCCAGGGCTTCCCTTGGCGGCAGAGGGGGAAATCAAAACGCATTACTGATGAACCTCCTGAAAAACATCGGCCTCCTTTTTCTCTTCATAATCGCAGTACTCGGATTTGCCTATGTTCTTACCGCCTTCTCACTCGCAATAATCAAAATCATATTTTTCCAATGAATAATAAAATCATCGGACTGACCGGTCCAAAGGGTGTAGGTAAATCGACCTATGCAAAATCAATCGAGGGGGCGATTATTTTATCCTTCGCTACTCCTATCAAAGAAATGCTCAAGGTGATATTGCCGGGGGAAAAGTATCTGCATTTTAAGGAAGAACCGATACCTGGTTTCCCCGATGGAATTAATGCGAGGAGACTATTACAAGAACTCGGGACTACTTGGGGGAGAGAAGGACCAGCGGGGTATGCTAATATATGGGTAGACTTAGCGTACAAGGCGGCCGAGCCATACATCGGAAAGCGGACCATAGTATTCGATGATATAAGATTTCCGAACGAAGCATGGGCGATCAGACGGTGGGGACATACCCATGAAATACTGACGGAAATTGTTCATATTTCTCGGAAGGGATATGAGCCGGATGAAAACGATCACCATGTGTCCGAGGCGGGACTACCAAGGGGAATGATCGATCAATGGGTGTCGGTGGGTGAGGATGGGAAAAGCTAGGAAAATATCCGACAAGATGGCAACCGATGCCAAGCTCAGGAATATGCTTCTCAACATTCCCGAGGATCACCGGGGATTTTCTCAGGCGGAAATTGCCCGAAAGACGGGGATACCACAGCAGACTATTTCGCGGATAGAGTCTCAGGCGATAGGTAAGCTAACTGATTACATTGCACAGTTTATAGAGGGCGAGGGTTCCGACTAAATGGCAATCCTATCAGCAGATATGGCGGGGTTCTTCGACCGGCTCCCGCAAGGAGACTTTGGCCATCATACCTTTATTGCCCGCCTTACCCTCCGTGCCGCCATGCATCAAGCGGACTTTGAAAAGGCTCACGATTATTGCATCGAGGTCGCAAAAGAATTTACCCGCCGACCACTTCAGCCGAACGAGATCCGAAATGCTCTGGCCGGTGCGTATCAAATCCTGTCAGGTGAGAAGATTATCAGTCCCACCAAGAAAGTTTCAATTGATACCGGAATATCAACAAACGCAAAGGGTAAACCCGAGGATCTCGAAATGCTTCAACTCCGCTCCGCCGCCATTCCTTTGAATGCGGCGGAGGCGGTTTCCAAGCTGTTCAAGTCTGACCAGTGGATAAACATCCAGGCGGATAAATATAATACCATGATTAAGTCAGCGGGCGATTGGGGGATCAGTCAAGGGGTAGGGCAGATGGAATTTATTTCTTACAATCCATTCAAGGATATCGGTCCTCGGCAAAAAGAGAATGCCGGTGAGCGAATGTATCTAGTCCACGAGATTGACGATCCGACTTGGACGAAGGCTGATCAGATTGGACCGGCACTTGCCCTCGAAGCAATCTGCCCGCTCAAGATGATAGTCGATTCAGGAGGCCAGTCTTTACATTGCTGGTTCGATTGGATACCTGGTAAAGCCGAGCAGTTTAAACATATGAGTATGAAGCTCGGTGCCGATCCATCGATTTATAATTCACCCCTCGGTTTAGTCCGACTGCCTTGGGGAACCCGTAAGCCGAAGACTGAGAAGGGTGAGAAGTATTCCGCCATTCAACCCATTCTATTTTGGCGGGAATGATTAATACTCTCCTCAAAGCAACCATCGTACGACGGTTTATTAAATTAGGAATTAAGCCCGTTAAAGCGATGCATATGGCTGACCGGTTAGCCGAAGGGGATGCTGTTTTGCTTGTCAGAAATGACATAAATTTAAAGCCCCAAATAATTTTAACATTAATCAAAAATAACATAAAACCAAATAATAAAGATGAGACCTGAAAACGATCCATACTATAAAGCACAGCTTAAAGCCATCGAACTGGAATATATGCTCGACAGCCCAACTGTCACGAATATGCCCAACCGATCCATCGAGGTGAGGAATGACGATCCCAAGCCACTACCTGACATTATGTCTTTTGGTCAGTGCATGGAGTTCGCCACAAATCCCGCCAACGAGCTTGAAGAGATTATCGAGGGATGTCTGCACGAAGGATGTAAGATGATTATCTCGGGGTCATCGAAAGCCGGTAAAACATGGTCACTCATTAACTTGGCCATCGCCGCATCCAATGGGATGCCTTGGCTGGGGATGCCGGTTAAGCAGAGTACAGTGCTTTACCTAGACTTCGAGCTGAAGAAGTTCTTTGGTACGGATCGACTTAAACGAGTGGCCAAGGCTACCTTTAAAGGCGAAATACCTCTGAATCCCCGTTTAGACTATTGGCCACTACGAGGTCACCGGGCAGAACTCCTCGATTTACTAACGAAGATGCGAGTGGAAAAGAGGAACTACGAATTAATTATCCTCGATCCCTACTACAAATTAGCCACAGGAGTAGACGAGAATGATGCCAAGGCGGTAGGCGAAATCGTTAATCTGATCGAGGATTTCTCCGAGGAAACTGGTGCCGCCATAGTCTTTGCCCACCACTTCTCCAAGGGTAACAAGTCAGAAACCGATCATATCGACCGAGCGAGTGGTTCAGGTGTCTTTGCCCGTGATCCCGATGCCATACTCACCCTCACCTCACACGAGGAGGAGGAACACCTAGTCCTCGAAACCACCTCCCGAAACTGTCCATTCTCACCCCCAAAAGTCCTCGAATTCTCTGCCGATACCTTCCCCCTTTTCCACCATAAGCCCGAACTTGAGGCCAAGTTCAGAAAGCCAGGGCAGATATCCACCCAGCAAAAAAAGATTAATGAGGCCTTATGCGAGAAGTTTTTGGGGCTGTTAGAAGATAAGCCGATTACTGGTAAATCGAAAGTTATTGAACTTTTAGAACAGCAGACAAATAACAAGATTACCGATGCCATGTGGACGAGCATATATAACCTCTCAAAAAGTAAAATTAATGTCGAAAAGAATGGTCCGGGTAATCAAAATATCTATTCTTTGAAGCTCGAACTGAAAAGCGAATAAGTTAATTAAATAGTTAAAAGAGTAGTAGTGTCGGCCTTATATAGTATACACACTACTACTCTCTAGACTAAAGACAGGCTGAAAAGTAGTTGTCCTTCGGACTAAGGCTTTGGCCCGTAGCCGGCCCAATAGCTAAAGCTACCGCAATAGTCCGCCAAACCACCTGAAGGCGGCCCGTACCAGGACAACTACTCCATCAGCCTACAAGCTCATCCGATTAAAAGAATAAAATGAATCATCAGCTTAACCGATTAACCGGTGGAACCGATATCACTCAGCCTACCCATTCACTCGTTCAAAATATTATATCGGCAAGGAGGTATAAATATTCAGTTGGATCACCCGTCACATATTACACTCGGTCAATCACAGCAAATCGGGCATTCAGAGGAATGGCGGGATTGGCGGTCTTATGCCCCAGCGTGCTAAATTATATAGGTCAGGCGATAAAAGACAGCCCTGTGTGCCTTCTAGGCGATTATTCGGGCTATCTTGAGATTATATGTCGGTATCCGAATCAGAAGATTCAAAGTTAGGGTCTAATATCGGATTCATCTCATATATAACTTTTAGCCTCGCCTCTTCAAATTTCTTTTCGGTCTCAGCTAAATCCAAATTGTGGCACTCAGCATATTCTTTAGCCAGTGTCTTTTGATCGGGTTCTTTGTTCCAGGGGAAATCTTCCATGCTCATACCTTACTCCCTTCAGCCCACTCGTCAATGATTTGTCCGGCAGATAATTTCTTCTGCTCGGAGAGATGCTTAATCTGATCCCTGGTAGCTGGATCGATCATGCAATGAAATTGGACTCGTTTAACTCCTTTGCGGTTCGGAGGTCTGCCTGTTTGGTTTGGGCGCTTACCGCCCCATTGTTTTTTATCGGTCATTAATTAATCTCCTCTTCTTTGGATACTCGCTGGAGATAGGAAACGATTGTCGTAACAATACTGGAATGCTCTTCAGGCATCCGTTCTGCCAACTCTTTCACATTACCCATGAAAGATTCATCGGCTCGGCTCATAAGCATATTAAAGAATAAACCTTCGACATCATTCTTCGGAGCGGCCTTGGTTGCAAATACAACCTCCGAGTCAATATCGGCGATTGTTTTAATGAAACTGTGAATTGGGTTATCGGTCATGCGGCATCCTTATACTTTTCTTGCCATGCTCGTAAAGTTTTAAGCATTCGGTTGGTTTTATTTTTGCGGTACTCTTCGCTGGTTTCTCTTCGGCCTGTCGATAGGTCAACCACATATCCTTCGATCTTTTTCTCCCAAGGAGATTCTTTCATCCATCTAATAAGAGGCATATGGCCTTTCCTGTGGCTAACCCCATCAATGTCCCAATTATCTGCTAGAAGGCTACTGCAAGCCTCATAGGGCTTTGTGTAGGTAAATACGACCTTAGCCCCCATGCAGAAACAGGCCATCGATGCTTTACCGAGTAAAAAGGATGCCAGGTTCTTAGTTCCATCGGTGCAGACTCTTCGGATCTCCATATGGTCATGCCGGTTAGCCCAAGAACTGGAGCAATTATCGACTGTGGCTATACCTTTGATACCTAATTCGGTTTTTACTCCGATGCTGAACCGATGTCGCTTTAAAGGTTTGGAGTGCCGATGATGCTCGGCCACAAAGGCTTGAGCTTCAGCGAGCTTGAGGGGAACGAATGAGTGGTTAAAGTTCATTTTCAATATCTTTTTCGGTATGAAAGCAAGTACAAGCCTCTGTGTCATCGATATGGCGGGCGTTTGCTTGTGCTTCCTTTCTCAATGCGTCCTTCGCTATTGGCTCAATTCTCCATAAACCTGTGCAATAAGTAATATTTATTTCATCTCCTTCGTGTAATCCTCCATTGGTCTGAACGATTCTAAGTATTTCTTTTAATGCTTCTTTCATTTCCTTCATTATTTAGCCTCCTGTAATTTCTTTAGTTCGTTAATAACTAGCATGCTAGCAATATCTTTAATTGCTTTAGAGTCATGCCCCAAAGCTCCGCTTGGTGAGACTGAAAGAAATACTTTGGCCTCATCCAAGTAAGGTTTGAGAGCTTCGTCTGATTCCCATTGTTTTATACTCAATTTCATTAATATTCCCTTCATTATTTAACCTCCTGTAATTTCTTTAGTTCGTTAGTACCTTTTTCGGTTAGAGTTATAATCCGGCCTTTTCTTAAAGTTGTAAGGCCCAAGAAATGCAAATGACACGCATCTAAAAGCTCTGTACTATTTAAGCGCCCAAGCTGAATTTTTTTCTGAG